TCTGAAGTAGCATCTTCTTTAGTGCTGGGTTTTCATCAAAGACCTTTGCGGCACCAGCAAAAGTGTCGTTATATATATTGTCGATCTCATTAAGTTCATGGCGAACCATAATCTCAGAGTCTTCAATGAGCCGAGCGGCTCTAGCCCCTACGTTTTTGGCCGCCCACTCTTTAGTTCCTAGGAGTATATTGCCTATCGTCCTTGAGGCTTTGCCCATGCTGTCTTTAACGCCATCGCCATCAAGAATGGTGGTGTTGTTTCTTTTCTGTAGGCTGGCATCAGTAGCAGATCCGCCTTTTCCTGCTGTGCCTACATTAGCGAAGCCTTCTTCGCCGCCAATAAATCCACCCTCTTTTCCTACACGCTGACGTTTTGCTTTCTTTGTTGCGGCGGCAATCTCATCTGCGCTTTTGGTTAGCAAGGAGGCTCCAGCGCCAAGACCGGCACCGAGGCCGGCACCTAGTGCGGCACCCTCCAATCGACCTTCATCCCTACCGCTGAGGTATCCATACGCGGCACCTTCGGCGGCACCAAGCGTGGCTACTTTGAACGCCCTATCTAACTTGCTTCCTGTCTGCGCGATCTTTACAAGACTGGCGCCAGGAACAAACAAGCCGGCACCAAGACCTACCGCTGTAATCAAGCCAGAGGCCCCAGGGTTTGCCCTTTCAAAGGCATCTAGCTCTGCACGAGATTGCTGTATACCTTGGTTATAGGTATCAGCCTCGCCAGATAAAACTCGAATAGTCGCATCCAGCTCGTCACCTACCCCTATGGCGGACTCAAGAAAGTCTACAGTACCTGACCGAGCTGCGCTGTACTCTTGAGTTGAGTAAGACTTAAACTCAGATTCCCACGGCTTTTTAGCTCGAGCCAAAGGCGTTCTTTTTTTTGCGGCTAACGGCGCTTCCCAAGGCTTTGCCATGCTTACTCCCCGTTATTCTCTAGCATTTTTCTTGCTCTTTCCGCGTTTCCATACCTAAGAAAGGCGATCATATAGTCATCTATTTTTCCCACCGGAAGGCTTCCCTCTTTCTTTAACTCAAACAACTCTAAAACCTCAGCTAAAGAGTCTCCCTCAGAGGAAGCCCCAGCTTTTTTTGGTGTTATTTCTTCGTAATTAGATTCGTCCCTATAATCTCCGCCCTTAAACCTATAGGAGTTTCCATCCTCGTCAAGAATGACCTCTCCTTTTTGATAAGGCGATCTTTCTGTAGCAATTTCTGAGGCTCTACCCTCATTGATCACTTCTATTTGTTCAATTAAGGCTAAGTCCCTTACGGCTCTAACGTTTTCCCTGGCTTCAGCGCTAATTTCGGGAGTTATTTTATTTTTATCTTGTCCCGCAAGGCGCATCTCTTCGTCTTTAACAGACATGCGATCAAGGGGGGCTGCAAGCTGCAACTCAAGCTGCAACACATCCACTTGATTCCGCATGTTTTGATTTTTTTCTGCATCTAAATCACTCAAAAGAACTCGCTCACCTAAGCTACTAACTTTAGCTCTTAAGGCTTTCTCTACTGTTTTTGCCCTAAATAGGTCTTTAGTATTCCACTCGCCAACTTTATCGTTCCATCCCCCTGCCGCATCTTTGTATTCTTCGACTAAAGGAGATACTGCTTTTCTAACATCCTCAGGAAGTTGATCAACAAGATCATTTATCTCACTATCCGTCATTGGCTTTGTGCGAAGCGCAATTGATCGCTCTTCAAAGCCTCTTTTTATTTCGTTATTTCTTATTGCTCCTGTAATGTATTTATCAGCCGCCGCTTTAAATTCCATTGGCACAGAATCCATTAAATTATTAATTATAGATTGGTTTCCACTGTCTACCGCTTTAATAAATTTAGGAGCATTTTCTCGTATATAATTAGATTCAATCATTGCCTCCTGCTGCTGATTAAGCTGGAAAGCATTAACTTGATCTTGACGATAGCCTTGCTCGATATCAGGGTTCTCAAGAAGTTGATTTTTGCGAAGTGTTAAAGTATTTTTTAGCTCAGCCTTTTTATTTTCGGGAATGTCTTTTCGCTCATCAAGCCCCTCAAGTACGTTGTCTATTTGAGATACGGCAGTAATATCCCCCTTTAACCTTTTTTCTTGGGTCGAAGAAGTCATATTCCGCAACTGAATAATTCTTGCTTCAATAGCTTGCTTTTCTTTTAGGGTAGGAGCTTCATCTCTAACTTTCTCTAAAAGACTAATGTTTGCAGCAAGCGCCGCCGGGGTGCCAGATGCAGCTGATAATTGAGCTTGACCAGATATTTTGCTTAGCTCATCAAAGCGTCTTAACTCGTCTTGGCGCTTTTCTTCTTCTTTTCTTTTTTCTCTAACCTGAGTTGGCATGCCGCCAATCTTTTGACCAAGATCAAACATACCCCGGCCAAGAGCCGGGTTAGTTAGTTGCTCAACAATACCTCTACCAAAACGTGCCATTGCTAATCTCCTTTTTTATTAATTTTAATTAAACAAATCTTCAAAGATTCCTTCAATGCCGCCGCTTACTAATCCGCTTCCTAGGCTGCCAGCAAGATTAGCCCTGCCAAGCTGCGAAGCAAGGAGCAAATCAAGGCCGGACGCTGTGGCTTCTCCAAACAATCCAGCTCCATAAAGTTGCGCTTGTTGCTGTGCTGCCGCTGCAGTTTGCCCTGGAGACAATGCCGCAATCAATTGCTGTTGAGGAATGTAAGACCCAGCAAGTGCGCCAAGACCAAGCTGCTGCCTTCCAGCTTCTAACCCTTGAGATCCTTGCAGCAAGCCTTGCCCGCCAGTTAGCGCCTGCAATGCTTGTGCTTGCTGAGCCGCACTTAAACCTTGTGCCTGCCCTGCTAGGCCAGCTCCTAGGCTTGCGTAGTCCATGCCAAGACCCGCTTGTTGGGCCTGCAATCCTCCTGCTAGTTGAGCAAGTTGCGCTGTTTGCCCTGCCGCCGTAGCTGCCCGACCTAGACCTTCTGACTGAAGCTGTGACTGAATCTGTTCTGCTGACAAACCCAGCTGTGCCAGTTGAGTGGATCGCTGTTGAGCTTGAGACTCCAAAGCCGACTGAGCCTGCTGTGCTTGTAATCCAGCGCCAGCAAGTTGCATTTCTCGGCCAAAACCTTCCGCTTCTAACTGGGCTTGCATCTGCTCTGCACTCAAGCCTAGCTGAGACAGCTGTGCCGCTCTTTGCTGCGTTTGAGATTGCAACTGACTTGATAGCCCCGCTTGACCGCTAAACATACCGCCAAGTGTTTGAGCTTCCCCAAGAGCTTGTTGACGCTCCGACTGGGCCTGTTGTATAGCCGCAAGAGACGCTCGATCTTGAGATTCTTCCTGAGCTTTTGCTAAAGCTAATTGCTCTGGAGTTCCGCCATACATGGCCGTACTTACGCCAAGTCTTCCTTGAGCAGCTAATCGCTGTTCTAGCTCTAGTCGCTGACGCTCTTCTTCTGGTCGCTGCGTAGCACGAATACGCTCAAATACATCTGCCTCTCTTTGATCTGTAGGCTGCAATAAGCCCGAAGCCGCTTGCCCTGCAAGACCTCCATACTGCGCTCTAAGCGCCTCTACGTCTTCAGGAGCGCTTGTAGCAAGTCCAGCCATACCCAGCCCTAGTCCGCGTTCTGCAAGCTGTCCTGCGGCTCTACGAACGTCTGGAAGCTGTATGTCTGAATACGTCCCAGTTACATCGGTTACTGGACCGCCTAAAACACCAACCTCCCCAAGCCCAAGACCTTGAGTGGCCGCACTAATTGCCTGCTGACCCAAACCAGATATGCCTTCTGGTGGTCTTTGAGTTATTAACTCAGGAACCTGACCTGCAAACTGGCCTCTTAGTAGGTTAATGTCGGCAGGTTGTGCTGCTGAAGCGCCCATAAACTGCCGGCCAAGACCTGCAGCTTGCGTTGACGCAGCTTGAGTAGGATCTACGCCAAATGCCGACTGTCCTATCATTCCAGATCCTTGTGTTAAAAGGTCTGTTCCAGCCGCTGTAAGTTGCTGGGCAGGTCTTAGCTCCATAGTTTGAATTGGAGACAAATAACCTTGAGCTTGACTAAATAAAGCATTCTGAATAGCTGCTTCTTCTGGAGCTAAAGTCATTGTTGCTGACAAAGCTCCGCCAGTAGAAACTTCTGTTGTTTCTCCTGTTTCAGGATTTACTACCATTTCCGTTGATGTTGGCGTAAAGCTAGTTCCAAACGTACCGCCAGTGCCTGTAGTAACAGTGTATGGGCGAAATTGAGATTGAGCATATTGAGTTTCTGCAAGTTGTCTTGCGTATTCCCTGCCTGTATCGCCTAAAGTTTTAAGGTCACTAAAGGCAGACTGAAGCATCCCAGTGCCAACTCCGCCTATTAACCAGTCTGGTAATGACATTAGTAAGTACCTCCATCAATAGTTCCTGTTGACAGAGTTCCAGTGAACGTCAGTGCAGGAATAGTTACTGTGCCTGTAAACGTAGGCGAAGCGGTGTTTGCCTTCGTAGCGATAGCTGTAGAAATAGCGTCGAATTCTGTTTCAAATTCAGCGCCCTTAATGATTTTGCCGCTGTCACCGGAAGGCAGACTGTCTTTTGCGGCAAAGTCTGTGGTCTTCGTATAGTTACTCATAGTACTTTACCCATTAGTGCTAATACGTTTATTTCTTGAAGCGACAAAGATGATCCGTTTATATCCGCCTCAAGCCCAATAGTTATTACTCCGCCGCCTCCGGTCGTGTTGATTCCCCTTCGAGACGTAAGATCGCCTCCTGTAAACTCTACAGTCGTGTTGAACTCGCTTTCGTTGTAATAGCCGGTTACTTGCCCGCCTACTGTAAACTCAGCGGTTTGAAAAAACGAAGCAAAATCATAAGCCCATTTAAGAAACACAACTGTACTGTTAGCACCTACAATTGTAGGCCTAAGCTTTTTAAGAATCTTTAACTTGGAAGGGTCTCCAAAGGTTAATCCGGGGCCATAATATTTAAAGCGATACTTTTCACCGTTATCTTCATACCCGCTATACGTACTAATACCCTCACCGTTGCCAATCAACAATGTGCCATCCTCCTTGCGAGTATAAGAAGTAAAGCCGGTTCCGGGCCAACGAGTTGTTCTGTAAGAGCCGTTTTCTGTAGTGCCTCTTACATCAAAACAAAACGTAACGTCTTGCGAAGTAAAAGTTAATAAGTAAAACCCTTCTTCAGGGCTGTATGTCGTCCTATAAAACCCCGTCTCATTTTGCAGTAGCGCAATAATATCTTTCGTAACATTCCCCGATAAGCTACTGATTGGCATAGACTTTTCTTGTATTGTTCTGCCAAAACTTTTTAGCCCTGTATGAGAAAGGAACAAGACGTCAGTTCCCGTATGCTGAATAGTGTCTCTATCTACACAGCCAACACCAGCCACAGTATCGCTAAGAGCCATTGACGCTGGTATTTCTGCACCTGAGTAAGAAACTATGCTGTGCTTTCCAAAAATAATTAATAGATTATTATGAGCTGCTAAAGCAACAATTTCATCATAGCCATCGGGCCATACTTTGGAGATATCAATACTTCCGCTAGATCCTCCTGACCAAGCAACACCATCTAATAAATCTGACCAGTAAATAGTAGATTTGTTAGTGCTAAAGTCTGCCGTCCACAGTCGACCATAAGCAGCAAGAACCTCGTTCCCATACATAGTGCTGGCTACGCCAGAAGCGTGCGTATGAGAAGACATCGCTTCTACATTGCCGGTATGATGAGCGTAAACAAGAGGCTGATAGCCGCGCTGAAAGAAAAACAAGTGGTCATTAAAGCTAACTATCTTCCAGTTGTCGGCTGTTATCGTGTAACTACCCGGAGTTTCGTCTACTAGGGTTGTTGTTCCGCTAAGTATTTTGTTATTGCCTACCGAAAACACTTTTTTATTTCCGCCACTTTCTTCGTATTCTTTAATTGCAAGAATATTTGCGCTGCCTAGCGCAGTCTTGTTAGTAGTTAAAACTTCATAGCCCTTCCTAGACGCAATTCTTCCACGCTTATCAATTACTGCATTATCCGCAATCTCAGCAAACGAAGGATCTTGCGATATTGGAGAGTCCTCGGTGTTTATTCCTTTAAACGCCGGAGCTACAAGATTTATGCTTTGTAATGGTTGAGCCATAAATACCTCAGGGCGTATAGAAGATTACTTCTTCTGGGTGTTTTTGAGCGTCTAATGCAATAGCGTCACCTAAATACTTATCAGCAATTGAAAAATACTCAGGAGCCGATGTTCCTCCCGTCTCTCCACGCTCTCTAGCCAGCAAAGCAATTGCTAAGTGCATAACCGGCATGGCAGGAACAGTTAGCTGGTCATCGTTAGCAGACAGATCAGCGCCACGTTTTACGCAGTTAAATCGAATTGTGTATGCCTTGTCAGGGGTAGGATAAACATCTATTTGCGTATCCCCGCTGCTATCAACACCGTTGTACGTGTAATACGTTGGCGCGCTTTTTCTTGGGTCAGATATTAAATAAGCCTCATCAAAAAACGTTGCCGTCTTGTATTCCATAAACAAGTTGGCAGTGTCGTTAATTACATTCAGGGCTTTAATCCTATTTTGGCTGCCAGTAAGCACGTAGTTAAATACGTCTTCCGTTGTGGTAATTGTCAGCGTTGTCCTGAGGGCAGACCAATCCCAAGCATCCTCTACCATGCGTTTAGCATCGTTTACAAAGTCACCTACCATTTTTGCGTAAGTGCTGTCCTGCACAGAAGCGACCTCTTCTTCTCGAAGGCGCCTCAATACATTGTTTACTAGGTTTAGATAAGTCATTATTTTTTCCTATCTACAATCATTTTCGTGAGTAATCCGCCCATCATTTGATTTGCTGATTGTGACTGTGGCAAAACCAAAGACTGAACTTGAGGAGCCTGATAATTAAGCCTGCTCATATAAGGAGTAAACATTCCTTGTCCTCCGCCTCCGCTTCCACCTTCCTCTGGCTCCGGCTCTCCGGTTCCTGAAGGAACGCACTCGCCAGTTTCTGGATCTCGAACAAAACCTTCAGGACAATCATCTGGCTCTGGCTCTGGCTCTGGCTCTGGCTCTGGGCAGGCGGTATTTGGATCTGTTGCTGTTCCATCAGGGCACTCAGAACAAAGCGGCCAATCTAATGCGCCATTAGAGCAAGTTCTATTATCGTCGTCATCGTCGTCATCTTCTAATATGACGCATTCGCCTTTAAATAATGTGTACCCCTTAGAACACACATCGCAGTCTGGATAATTTACAGCGCCATTATTACACTGCTTAATTATATCGGGCTGCCCGCATATTCCTGTTGCAGGATCTTTAACAAGATCTCCTTTGCATGGACCACACTCTCCTTCCTGTCCGTAAGTAGTCGAGTTTTGATCTTGGCAAGTTATAACTGGAGGCTGAGGATCTGTTCCAGAATCTGCAACGCAAGGGCCTTTTCCATTTACTCTAGAAAATTCAGATTTGCACGGACCACATTCACCCTTGTCACCAAAAGTAGTTGAATTTTTATCAGTACATTCTGGCTCTATAACAACTTCGGTTACACAAATGCCCCCCTTTATAGTCCCTGCAACGCCATTAATATTACAGTCGTCACCTTCACCCGGCTCGGGGTCAGGACTTGGCTCTGGTTCTGGCTCCGGTTCTGGCTCCGGCTCTGGTTCGGGTTCGGGTTCGGGTTCTATTGCGGTGCATCCTCCCTTCCCATCTGTTTTTCCCGGGCTTCCATTTTCTGTAGTGCAGTCTTCACCGGCCTCTGGATTTGTTACTGGCTCCGGCTCCGGCTCAGGCTCAGGTTCAGGCTCTGGTTCCGGCTCCGGTTCGGGTTCGGGCTCTGGTTCAGGCTCAGGCTCAGGCTCTGGTTCGGGGTCAGAAACGCAAGCTCCATTTGAATCATACGTGCCATCTTCTCCGGCTTCTGTCCTGCACGGCTCATTCTCTTCCCAGTCTGGCTGAGGGTCGTCACATGCCCCAATTGTTTCGTTGTATACCTGATTTCCTTTACACTCTATTGGCGCTTCAACACACTCGCCCATTTCGTTTGGTATATATTCACTCAAACATCCGCCGCAACTGCTAGGCCCAGTAGATTCGCTGCCTTGCTGGTGACTTCTATTTTGTTGAGCACATTCTTCTGCCGTAGGGCCTTCGTCTAGCCATGGCTCCGGTTCTGGTTCCGGTTCTGGCTCGGGTTCGGGCTCTGGTTCAGGCTCAGGCTCAGGTTCAGGTTCAGTTGTTTCTATGCACTCGCCGTCTTTATTAATTTTTCCGGGCTTATCATCATTCGTAGTGCAATCCGATCCAATAGGTGCTTTCTTTTCTGGCTCACATCTTTCTGTTTGTTCAGAGAAAAAATACTCTTCTTTGCATTCGCCGCAGCTTCCATCTTCGTTAACAGTCGCATTAGGATCATCGCACTGCCTTACTGTTTCTTCGTCGGCCTTAGCGCAATACTTTGCATTTTTTGGATCGTTTCTAAATTCTTCATTTTCGCAGTTGCCGGCAAATAAGAAGGGATTATCTACTTCAAGAGCGTCTTGCACTTCTTGCGCAACAACGCCTGCGATCCATCCACCTAACAAGTCGGTAAGTACATTCTCTAAGTCAGCTGTACTAAATACAGCTCCAGATGTTAGATCGCCCCACGCATCTCTTACGGCATCTATTGCGCCTTCTACTTTTCCCTCAAGCCAGCCTGTAGGGTTTTCAAGAAAATCTTCAAGGCTTTCTCCGGCATCTTGTATTTTATTTTCTAAATCTCTCCAAGTAATGTCAGCCATTCCAGGAGGAAGAGGAATGTCTAATCCGGGAATAGAAAGAATTCCTAAATTTAAACAGTTTTTCCAGCCAGCGTGCTCACCATATTCATCAACTTGTCTTTCCGACCAAGTTTCACAGTCTTTAGATATGCCAGAAGTGTTTTGTAAGATGCTTATAAGAACATCTTTAACGCCTTCTAGGTCAGTGGGAATTGCACCCTTAATTGTTTCGTAGATGCTTACTGAATTATCTACATCGGCCTGAGACGCGCCGTCAGCTTTTAGGTCGTCAAGTATTTCCTGCAAAGTTTGGGTTGCAGGAGGCTCTTGATCTTCGTCTTCAAGTTGCTGGTTGTATATTAAAATAGCCTGCATTAAAGCTATTCTTTGTTCTGTCGTAAGTCTGTTTAATGTACTTGAGTCAGGAGGAGCTATGGTATAACCGGCTCTTGTTGTTCTAGCAAGTATTTCAAAAAGCTCTCCATCTCTACTTAAAAGGTCTTCACGACCCATGCTCTTAAAAATTTCGCTCCATTGATTAAAAATGCCGGTTCTGTCTTCAAGACGACTCATATCACTTCTTCCAGTTAGCTAAGCCGCGCAGGCCAAATGAAGCCGCCACAGCAGCACCTAAGAAGCCCTTGTACCAATCAGGCATAGAATTTAAAGCATTAAACCCCTGCATAACTACAGGCACCATGCTGGGAAAGAACGCAAGAACGCACGGGATAGAAAACAAAATCGTAAACCATTCGTCCTTCCATGAGCTTGCTGCGTTGTTTGCATGTATGTTTTCCCAGTTGCTGTCTTGTTTAATTGCTTCTAGCTTTCTTTCATGTACTGCTTTCTTCTCTTCAGCCTTACGCTCAAGATGTTCACCAATAAGGTTAGTTAGTGGTCCAAGCAGTGTCTGCCACATTATCTAGCAAACTCTAAGATAGCTATTGCCAACGTAATCATAATGCCCATAGCAAAAAAGCCACGACTCATAAGAGCCTCTAGCCGATCAAACCGCTTGCTGTGGTTATCTAGTTGAAGCTGAATCATCTCATAGCGAATAGCGCATTCTGCTTCGTGCTTATCTAACCGGGCTAAAGCCTCTTCCGTGGCGTTCATACAACTCCCTTACTTCTTTGCGTGGCCGATATTAACAGCCATGATGTCAATAAAACGATACAACTTAGCCATCCATGCGTCGTCCTTAGGTGTAGGTGTTACTGCTGCAATAATTGAGCAGACACTAATTACCATAGGAGCCACTGAAGCAATATCAGCAAGTACCTGAATTACCACGGTACACCGTCCTCAGTCGTTGGGTTCTTCTGCTCTTCGATCTGCGCAGTCAGTGACGCCTCGATAGCGTCCTTGTCTACACCGTCAGCAAAGCACCAGCCCAACACCATTTCTTCGGTAAGGTCATCGTAAGGCACGTAATCAGGGCTTGATGCGTCTGGTGTAAACGAGCAAGTGCCGTACGCAGAGGCAGAGTAAGTGTCGTCACCGACAGTCTCTGAGTCATTAACACGCCAGTGAGCAACGATTACTCCGCCGTCGTTGTAACGTTCCATTGTAGATATAGTCCATGTAGCCATTAGTTAGCTCCTTCAAGTTGTGCAACTCTTGCACGTAGTGATTGAATTTCTTTTACGAGCATAGGCACTAGCTTTGAGTAGTCTACGCCCATCATGTCGTCTGAGTCTTCTGGTGTTGATACTGCCTCTGGTGCAACGCTTTGTAGCTCTTGGGCTATCATGCCGTAGTCTTGATGTGACCCGTCAGCCTTCCAGTCAAACTTGCGTACTTGGATGGCGTCTACTTTGCTTCCAGCGTCATCAGCGTCTGCAATGTTTTCTTTGAGGCGTTGGTCTGAAGAGGTGTTGTAGGAAGTAGTAGAGCCATCTGTAACTATTATTCCAACGACACCGTTTGGATTAATAAACTCCGCTACAGCCGCTCCACTTGTTGTTGTAGAAGCGATTTTCAGTGTTCTACGCCCTACAGACTCAGTAATAAAACCAGAACCGCCAGTTGACCCTGTTGGCGCTGAACTTGTACCAACCAGAAAATCACCTGCGCTTGTGGCACGCATAGCTTCAAACGAATTAGTAGCGTTATTCAGACGCCAATCTCCACCCGTTGCTTCCATATCCCAAGAACGGACGCCAGCTTGAGCAAGACGCAATCTAGCAGTGCCAGATTTTTCAATATGCAAACCATTGTTAGCAGGATTAGATGTCCCTATACCAAAATTGCCAGACGTATCAAACGTGCCTACTGGAGTTGCACTACCATTGACCATGAAGTGAATAGCGTTTCCAGTTTCAGCATATACCGAAGTATCAACCGAAGAACCTGAACCCGTTATGTCTTTTTCGTGAAACAGACCACCAGTAGTCGTGCTTCCGCTTTGTAGTCTGTATGTGCTGGCACGAGCAGTGCCTGACAGGTGAAGGTCTTTAAAGCGTACTGCTGTTAAACCTAAGTCAGTTGTGTTGTCTTCAAAAGCACTGCTAGTGTTAACAGGCGCAATATAATTAGCGCCAAAACGAACGCCCTTGTGTCCAGAGGCACTAGAGCCTATAACTAAGTCACCGCCTTCTGTACTAATCCTTCCCACGGCAGCGCCGTCTTTCTTAAATAGTGCAACCTCGCCGTCCGAAGTTTTGCGATTTGCAACAAATGCGGCGTATCCACTAACACTTGATTGCAACTGACCTATACTCGTTAAAGAATGACCTGTGTCATTGTTATCTGCAGGGTAAGTATTTGTAGTCCCCACAAGAAGATTGCCAGCGCTGTCGATGCGCATACGCTCGTTGCCGCCATTGGTATGAAACTTCATGGCGTTGTCGCTGTGGTCGTATGAAATAAAGCCTGTGTATCTACCGTCGGTAGCTGAATCAGTATCAGAAAAAGCTAAGACACCTCTGTTAGCCGCGTTGCTTCTGATTGTGATTCCTTTATCACCTGAGGCGTCATTACCAACAACCAAGTTGTTAAAGTATTGTAAGTTGGGCGACGAGGTTCCTATACCGACAAGGCCACCCTCAGACTGAAGCGCTAAATCCTTATAAGCTGTTCCAACATGAACGGCTTGAATCTTGCCAACCAAATTGGTCGTATCAAAGCCCACGCGTAATTGATGATTTTCATCTGTTGCGCCGACGATTCTTACTTGTGTGCCATCAGCACTATTGTCTGAAACCGTAAATTTATTAGACGATGTATTAGTGGTATCTATACCGACATTGCCAGAGCTGTCGATGCGCATACGCTCGTTGCCGCCATTAGTGGCAAACTGCATAGCATTGTCACTATGGTTATATTGAATGAAACCTGTATAAATATTTGTTCCAGTATTGCCATCAGCAAAATACAGGGTACTTGCACCAGTTGTAGAAGCATTTATGCTTACAGTGCCGTTTCCTGAAAAGTCATTTACAGAAAGCTGTCTATCAGGCGACGTAGTACCTATACCGACATTGCCGCCACTAATAGTCATTTGTTGACTATTGTTTGTAAAAAACTCTAGATTTCCGTTAGATTGCTCTATTCTTTCGTGAGTATCGTCCCACTGTAAAGAATACCCTGCAGAAAGTTTTATGTGGCCGTTGTCTATAGTTGCGCCATCAGCAGTCACAGTCCCCGTCACGTCGATACCTGTGGAGGTTGTGGCAATCTTTGCCGCATTGTCGTAGAAAAGTGTTACTGCGCCGTTTTCAGTAGCCGTCAAAAGGTTTTCATTGTCAGCCGCATTGTTTACTAATAAAGACGGAGTCTTGATTCTTACTCTTGTGTCTTCTCCAATGATTAAGTCATTAGTCGTATTAACAATATAGCTATTAGTTCCATCATGGTAAATCTGTAGGTCAGAGCCAGTACCGAAAAGAGCCTTGCGGTTATCAGCAAAGGTTACGTCAGTGCCGGGATTAGTACCTACTTCAATAACATTGCCGCCAGAGTCTTCTGTATAAAGACGCTTGTTAGTCAGGTCTAATGCGGGTTCACCTTGAGTAAGATCACCGCCCGCAGGCGCGCCAGATCCGTTCTTAAGTTTAATCGTGGTCATTAATAAGTTCCCCCGTCAATTGTTGACAGTGTAGTAGTAATAGAAGTTGTCCCTGAGCCTGTAACTGCTCCAGACAGCGTAATGGTTTGGTTGCCAGTTAGATACCCTGCGCTAGCATGATTGCCCCAACCGTGTGCTGTGTCAGCTTTAGCGCCTTGTGCTGCTGTAGCGTAATCGGAAGTATCAAAAGCCTTAACCTGCGAAAGGTTAGTGACTTCTGAGTCCATCAATGCACCGGCAGCCGTTACATTGGCTGTGTCGGTTACGTCTGCACTGGCCTCAATCGCGTTTAGTTTACTGTGATCTGCGTCCGTAAACACATTTGAGTCTGTTGCTGCTTCCACCGCGGCTCTAATCTCTGCGTCAGTCTGGTCAGCAGTTGCACTAGCCTCTATAGCATTAAGCTTGCTGTGATCGGCATCTGTGAATACGTTAGAGTCAGAAGCAGATTCAACTAACGTTCTAATTTCTGATGCTGTTTGGTCGGCAGTTGCACTAGCTTCAATGCCGTCTAGCTTAGAATGGTCAGCGTCGGTAAAAACATTGGAGTCACTAGCAGAGCCTACAAGCGTACGTATTTCTGCGGCCGTCTGATCTGCTGTAGCACTAGCCTCAATGCCATCTAACTTAGTGCCGTCAGTAGCTACGTCTCTGCCGTCTACCGTTCCCGACAAAACTACATTGCCAGTAATGCTGACGTTACCTGTGCCTGTGATGTTGTTGCTGTTTAAATCTAAATTACCGCCTAGCTGCGGCGAAGAGTCGCCAACAAGATCCGGGTTGATAGTATTCCACGCAGAACCGCTGTAAATTCTTGTTGTGTTATCAGAGGTATTAAAGTACCAGTCGCCAGTAGTAACGGCGTTGCCGTTCAGGTCTACTGTAGGGTTGTTTGACTGCGCGCCAAGGTATAAGCCATCAATAGCATCCTGAGCCGCCTCTGCAGCCGTCTTAGCGGCTTCTGCAGCCGTTTGCGCTGTTTGCGCTGCTGTAGCACTAGTAGCTGCGTTCGTCGCTGAGGTGGACGCTGAGGACGCGCTAGAGGACGCGCTTGTTGCAGACGAAGATGCTTCGCTTGCTTTGGTGGTAGCGGTAGTTGCCGACGCTGCTGCGTTAGTCTCTGCTGTTTCCGCGTTAGTTTCAGCAGTTTCTGCTGCTGTCTTGGCCACTTCAGCCGCAGATTGTGCAGTATCAGCAGCTGTCTTGGCTGTTTCTGCAGAGTTTTTAGCCGCTACTGCCGCATTTTCTGCGGTCTCAGCGTTAGTCTCTGCGGTCTCTGCATTAGTCTCTGCAGTTTCAGCATTTGTTTGTGCGGATTGCGCAGCAGTCTTAGCCGTTTCTGCGGCAGCCTGAGCATTTGCTGCAGATGTTGCGGATGCTGCTGCTTCATTTGCTTTTGTAGAGGCTCTAGTAGCTTCAATAGCCACTTCTGATGCGTAAGTATCCGTACTTGCATCACCAGAACCACCTGTGCCACGAAATAAAGCCATCAAAAGCTCCTACAAAAGAAAAAGGAAAGGGGCCATTTCTGACCCCCTAAGATCGTTACTCTGCGACTGCGAGAACGAAACCAGCTTCAGGGCGATATACCTGAACACCGTACAGACAATCAGCCGTGTACAGAGTTGAGAGGTATTCTTGCTTGTACTGAGTCTGCGAACGTACAGCCTGCTGCTCTGCCATGACAATAGCGTCAGAGTGGAACAGAAGTGCGGCACGAGTATCGGCAGATCCTGCAGTGTTGTCGCCAGCTGCTTCAATAGTGCGGCAGTTAGCTGAGACGTAAACGTCTACACCGTAGAGATTACCAATAAGACCACTGTTAACAGCTTGTCCAGATACGAAGTCAGAAGACACGTAACGGTCAATGCCCATGATGGTATTACGAACAGAAGGAGGAATGATTAACGCACGTCCGTCCATAGGTACGTTGTTGTCATCAAGCTTCTGGATCATGTCGCGGAAGAACGCATCAGTAAACACGTCTGCTGGCACGATTGTGTCATCAGTGTACTGAGTAGTTGTGCCGCCATCGTTAAAGAAACAACCAGTGTGCTGGTAATCAGTAGCGGCTGGGCTAAATACAACAGCACCACCGTCACCAAAGCCAGTACCAGCTGCGTGCAGATCATTGTCGATCTGTACAGCAAGAGCGTAACCAGCATCTTCAGTGTAGAACTGACGAAGGCTAGAAAGCGCTTGTACTTCAACGATATCTTCGATTAAGCGTGAGTACTCAAAGTGACGGTCGATATCAACAGTCAATTCACCTTCGGTGTTTGCAATGATAGTAACCGCTGTATCAGCCGCCTTAACATTTGCATCACCACGTACTGGCTTAGGAAGGTGCAGCTTGTCGCCCTTCTTGCCTGACATAGCCAGCTTTTTAACAAGCGGAGCCATCTTCAGGTTCTTTTGGTAGGCAGCAATAATTTCATCACTCCAGATTTCTGGAATAAAAGTAGCTGCTTCAGTCTTCGCAGTATTACCCCCTGCGCCGGGATATGTAGCAGTAGCCATGTCAATCTCCTTTAAAGATTATTTGACCCGACCCTCTGCGTATGCCTTTAAAATGTCATCAGACATTAAACGATAACGCTCGGGATCTGTTTTCATTAGTTTAATAATGTCAGCCCTGCGATATCTTTTTTCACGTGTCTTCTCACTACTACCTTTCGTGTTGCCTGTGCTTGCAGCCTTGAGTTGTTGCTTCCGTACTTGCTTTTCAACATTTACGGTTTGCTGCGCAACTGTCTTACGCTCCTTCCAGAGTGAAAACAATTCATCTGCAGCTTCAGCATTGTACTGCTGGTCAGCTTGCACAAACAGTTGAGTCCTAATCTTTGAAGATTTGATCCAATCAGCAAACTTATCGTCATTCAGGATATTCTGCATATCTGGATGTCGATTATTAAGCTCTGCCAAAGCAGATTGCTTTTTGTAGCTTGCAGTATATTGTTCCGCCTCTCTAATCTTAGGATGATTCTCAATAGCACGATAAACAGCGGCTTGAGGATCTGTGAAATAATCAATATCGCTTTCAGGCTCAACATTTCGTTGTTGAGGTGCTGATTGTGGCTGAACGTTAATGTATTCATCCACTACCTTACGAAGCTCACCAACTTCCGCAGAATGACGACTCATCACCTTTTCAACTTCTTGGTGCATCTGGACAACTTCTTTCAGAGATTTACCACGGTATCTCTCCGGAACATCACTGCCAGTGTCTTCTTCTACTTCAGCTTGAGGTTGCTCAACTTCCTCTTCAGGCTGTTGAATCTCAGTTACTTCGTTTTCAATGTTGTCCGCATTGTCCCCGTCAGGGTGCGAGTCAATCATTGTTGCTCTAGACATATTAAACTCCGTGAACTAGTCATTATGGAGATTTATTTTTTGCCAGCGTTTTCGTGTTCTCGTACCCATTTCATGTGACGTCCGGGGAAATCCCCAGTAGACCCATCGAGTACGCACTTAGGCGCTGACACCATTTTAGTAGCATTAGCGCCACAACCGCACCTACTGGTCGTAACGCCGCCCTCTACCATTTTTTCAAAGACATGTCCGTTGGTGCAACGGAAATCGTATATCTTATACATCCATCTCTTCTTGTTCTTCCGCCTCTGCCTGTTCTCGCGCTGCAGTAATTGTTGCGTCTAGATTAATTACTGTAGCAAACGCAGCCACTTGGCCTTTACGATAAAAGAGTTCTTCTACATCTTTTACCGATTGAATATCTGCTAATTGCATAGCATTCTTTGACAGCTCATCTACAAGCTGTTTAAACCCATCGCTATTAAATAATTCGTTGTAGTTGTTAAAGTATGTCTCAAGCTCCGGTGTCATAGTATTCCTCGTTTGTTTGTTGAAAAATGCGTTTTACCATGCTTTTAAGTAAAAGTCAGGCCTTTCGTGATCTTGCTGTTTTCTTTGCAATGCGTTTTGGCTGAGCAGAGTGCTGCTTACCTGCTGCCGTATCCTTGCGTTTTTTACGCGTTGTTGCCGCGTATTCCTTTGCTGTTAACGCTTTGCGTGCCGCCTTAGGAAGATACCTTTCCCCGGTAGCTTTCGCCCCTTGAGTAGATGGCTTACCGGATTTGGTCCCCCAATTCTGGCTAGTCCACTTTTTAAGAGACTTTTGAGGCTTCTTAAGGGGCATTATTTATACCCCCCGCCTTTTGCTTTGTACTCTTTGGCTAGCATTTGAGCTTTGCGAGCAGACCACTGGCCGGGACTTCCTCCTTTGCCACCCGCTTTAATCTTATTAAAAAGATTTTTACGCATAGTAGGCTTAGTATAGTTCCCGGCTTGATTAACTTTAGACTTGGTCGCCATGATAGTTATTTTTTGCGCTTTTTATTAGTGGCTGTGCGCTGACCTCGCTTCGGTAGGGCTGGCTTTTTCTTTTTAGGTGGCATTGTTTTCATTCCGTAAGCCATAACTCTCTCCTTACTTTTTGTGAACCTTTTGAACTGCAAAGTCTGCTGACTTGGTGGCTCCTTTATGAGGCTTGTAGCCCTCAGATGGATCTTTCATCAGCTTAAGCTCTTTGCCTTTTTTCATCCAGTGATACCCATCGGGTGATTTAACTTTCATTTGATCTTACCATTTTGTCTTATGCGACCAATAACGCGCAGATAGTTTACTGGGGCTTGAGTCCTGTGCATTGTGTCGAGCGTAATAACTTTTCTTTCGCGCTTTATCTTTTGCACTTGTAGGGTTTTTGCCTGCACCCTTTACTCCTTGCTGACCAAACCGAATTGTTTTGATCTTATCACCTTCCTTGGCAACTACAACATGAGACTTAGTAGCGTGATTAGGCGTTCGTTTCGGTTTGTTGAATCCGCTTACTCCCGCGCGCGCTAGTCTTGGGTCTTTCTTTGCCGCCATTACTCGACTCCTTGCTCTGGCTCAACTGGCTCAACTGGCTCAGCTGGGATTTCAAATCCTTGATTTCCGCCTTCAAGGGCTCTAACTGGTCGTTGAACCTCAGGAATATCAGTTGTAACTCTCTGTCTGTTAGCATTTGCCTTTCCCTCTGCCTCTTTGTCTTTAATTAAAGTCTCAGCGAATCTCATCCTTCGATCAAACTCTTTATCTTCTGCGTCGCCTTCTTTTAAATTACGAGTGACTGCGTTGATTCGGTCAATCTCAAGCTCTGCAGGAACTGCTTGCGCTTCTGCTGCAAGTTTTTGAGCCCTTGCTTCTGACTCTTGAGCCTGAGCATTAAGCGCGTTTGTTTGAGATTGCTGGAACTGCATCTGAGCTTGTTGGGCTTGCATCTGCATTTGTTGTGCTTGCATCTGCTGCTGTTGCATTTCTGGCCCGGGCTGAGAAGCCTGCTGTAAAGCAGTAAGTAGCTCTTCTCTGTTTGACAAGTTCATGTTGTCAATAACGGACTGAACAAGCGTTGGGTAAAGCGGAGAGTCTTGGCCCATTGTTTGAAGCAACTGAACTAACTGAGTAACCTCATACTCTCTTGCGATAATACCCAGAGTGCTACTAGCATTAAATTTATAATCAGCAACGGGGTAATTTTCGGGGTCAAACTGCATATACCTATAGGCGGCTTTCTTAACGAATGGTATCAAGAAAGATTGCTGGAAGTTAATTAGTGTGCGCTTGTGTCTCTTGATTACCGCACCTAACGACATGCTAATTCCGGCAGCAGTACTTTCGCCATTTACTTGACCGGCAACTCCCGCCGAGTCAACAGCTCCGGTTGCCTGCTGGACCATCTGTTGAAGAGCGCCTGCTTGCGCAAATGTAATCTGGTTGACCTGACCAAAGTTAAACGGCTGAAGAACCTCTCTTGGGTCTCCGTTAGTCAAGATCATCTTGCCTGGACGGACCTCTGGCTTTGCGCCACGAGGAAGTCGGGTTGCGTCGATTGCCATCATTGGATGAATTGTTAGGCTTAGCGCATCAATTCGCGCTCGAAGCTCGGTATCCAATGCCTTTTGGCTGTTATAACCCTTCTCGCATACTCCCCGTCCCCAGAATCTGCCGGGGACTACATCCCAAGGAAAGGCAACTACGGGGCGATCTTGCATCATATATGGGTTCGCCTCTGCTTTTAACAGAATGCCCCCATTTGCAATCACAATAATCGCTTCAACGTACTTGCTATCTTCTTCAGTTGTTTCTTCTGACGCATCATCAAGTGCAGAATCAAGAAGACTGCGAGGAACAAGACCATAGTATTTAGTTAGACGAACTTTGTCGTCGTTATATATTGTAATGTCTTGATCTGGCTCTAAGTCGGTATCAGCGGCCGCCGGACCCACGTAACCCTCCCGGTAAACGCCCTGCTCTTGCAAGACTTCAACCGAATGACGGCTAACAAACTCATCAATACAGACTCCAAGCGCCTCATCAACGCTGGTTGCAACAGGATCTATCAAGAAGTTCTGAGGAAGAATAGGTCGCAACTTTACTTTTACGCGATCTGTTATGTTAATTCCTACTGCCTGCAAGTCTCCATCCATAATAGGCTGGGTAGCTGGCACCATTTCCTTCATTTCTTCTATAACAATCTCGCCAATGCCGGTTCCAAACACTGCCGAGTTAATCAAGCACTCTGCAACGGCCTTTCTGACCATGCAGTCCTCAAAATCCTCGGTAAGTTTGTTTCTTAGGAACTGAACATCCTGCCGCTCGGTGTCCCCCATGTTGTCAGAGACATCAAACCACTTGCCTCGGCCAAATGTGGCCTCTTCAAGCTCGGCTACATTGGACTCAACGGCCTGCTGAAGTGCAGGAGAGATGATACGGGAACGCTCAGAGCGACGATCGCTATCAGCAGGGTCCCATATTCCTCGCCATAGCCTGTAATATTCTTCAAAACGGCTTTCGTAATTCGACTCATAGTAGTCGCGCCAATCCTCGCATTTAGTAATGACCCAATCTTCAATAGACTGCTCGATTAAAATTGGATCTTCTTCATATAAATCGGTCATATTTAATATCCCGCTACCACGTCTAGTATTTCGTGGTCCTCAATCTCATATTCATAGTCATAAGCGACTTTGGCTAGTTGGTCAATGTACGCTAAAGCGTCAACTAAGTCATCGTGAGTTAAAGGATCAGGAAACTGAAACAGCTGGTCAAGGAATCGGGAGTTCCACTCCCCCTTGTTAAGCGTCACAAACCCATTTTCAAAACGACCCTGTAAAGCCCACATGATTCTATCTGTTTTCTTCTTGTTTCCGTGAGTTAATTCTTCAACTCTAAAAAAATTACCATATCTTTTTTGAAGATCAATAAGGGGAGACATTACAGCTTGCTTTGCGATGCCCCTCTCGATGCCCACACTAACGGGGCGATAATCTCTGACTGCCTGAAAAATTTTGGCTGCCGTTTCGTCAAGGCTCCAGCGTCCGTAGATAATATTATCAACAAACCAACCATGCTCACTAACTTTAACAACGGCAATCGCAGTATCATCCAGCTTTGTACTTTTAGTTTTCTTTTTGTTGACCTCCTCAAAGCCCGCCAAGTCAACGGCTATGTAGTAATCGCCTACTTCTGGCTCATCCTCACTAAAGCGTACCCAGTCTTCCTTAAACATCTCTGAACCACGGGCTTCAAACGACGCCATAAATTCCTGACGAAACGCATAACTCGACATACCGCGTTTAGCAATGTCAATTTCGCTCGGGTCAAGTAGTGGATTGTCGTAAGAAGTAAAGTGCCAACTACGGTACGTTTCATCATCGCCAATCTCCGCATATTTATACAGTTCGTAAAAGTGATTGCGCCCCATTGGAGTCCCAATGAACATTGCACAGCCCTTTTGGTCCGTAAGTGCTGGTCTTAAAATTTGCTCGAACACGTCAGGCTTCATATCTGCGTATTCATCTAGCACTAAAAATTTAAGACTGACACCTCGCATTGTTTCTGGTCTGTCGGCACCTTTGAGACTGATGGTTGCTCCATTGACAAGCTTGATTTGAAGATTATTGATGTGACTACCAGCAATAACAGGGTGTCCAAGCTCAAGTAGCGTTTGCCACATGATGTCTCTGGCCTGTCCCTGAGTAGGTGCGACGTAAAATACATGACCTTTATCTGCCTGTAGCCCGTTGACTATCAACATCCACGCAGCAAGGCGCGACTTTCCTGTCCGCCGGCCTGCTGCAACAATTTTAAATCGAGTATCGTCTGCCCATACTTGCTGCTGCCAAGGCAGTAACTCAATATCTAGCTCACTCAAGTTCGTCTAGCTCTTCTTCTGTTAATTCTCGCTCAGTTGCCCCTGCATCCTTTAACAAACTGTTTAGTTCAACAGGAGATCCGAACTTATACATGACCGCAGGAACTGCGCGGCGCCCGGTTAACAACTCTACCATGTCCCATCCCGGCTTCCCGGGAGGGATTGCAACGTATTTGTGATCTATATCGTACTTAGTTAACTTGGTTCGTATGACTTTACATCCAGCACACCAATCTGCGCCCAACACAATAACCATATTAAGACCTGCTAGTTAGAATACGTCCACATGACTGGGGTTGTCTTGCGATCATCAACGTGAACAAAGGTTTTTGCAACCCCGATACCGCCAAAATTCATTTTCAGCGCCCAATGCACGATATTCATTCGATCTTTACCGTTGGTTACGGCGATGTCAGCTGCAATGCCCTGATTATGAGTGCCTGGATTTTCTTTTTTAGACTCGCTGGGGTGCGTTGAATCCCTGTAACCAGAAGTAACCCTAAAAGGAAAGCCGCATTCCTCGCGTAACTGATCCAATTTGTCCAGAAACACGTCATCCATGCGGTTTAAGTTAGTGTGCGTGCAGTTAAACTCTTCTAGCCTAAAGTATTTCACCGTTACCCCCGTCAATGACCGTGGGTTGGATAGTAGAAGGATCAATATCCTTTACTTCTGTTGCGCCCACTCCTGTTATGTTGATTTGAATAGCGGATTTTCCGCTGTTTTGCACGACATCTTTCTCAAAGGCCGCCACGGGCAGGATTCTATCCATTACCAGCTTCCATGCCGCAGCCTGATTTTTATGATCGTGGTCTAGCGCAGCATCAAAAATGGTATCAAGTACCCGTTTGGACTTAGGGGATGCCAACATACGAGCTTTATACTCGTTAATAATCGTCGCATCACCCTTTGGGCGGCCTACCTTCCCCCTTCCCCCCGGAGAGTTCTGGGTAATGTCCTTTTTGGACGGCCTTCCTGACTCCTGTTTGCGCTGCTTTATCTCTCGCTTTCTTCGTTGAACGTGCGTTTCTTCCATATCGACTACTTAATCATTGTGAAACTGTAGGAATCCATCTGGCCTACTTCTTCTGGATTCTCTTTAGCATCATATCGCGTGGGGAATCCCTGAGCCTGCATCTCCTTGACACGCTTCTTGGATTTCTCACACATCGAATAGTATTCCGTAGGTGTATAGGAAACCGTGTGATCTTTCTTATCGCAACTGCCGCCTTTCATATCAATCCTCCAAAAAGAAGAAGGGCTATTTGCCCTCCTACCCTCCCTATCCTATATATATCTATTTGGTTAAACAATACTCTGAACCTTCTTTTTTTTCAGAATGCCCAGAATGCCCCTGATGCCCATAGATTAGGGGGCGGGTTAACCATACCTTATAACTTAATGGAATTAAAACCCCTGGCATATATCCAAAAAAAACAGATACTTAAGGTAAATCCAAAATATCCTTTTATTGTATCTGGGTGGGAACAGGCCGGCCGCCCGTTACGCGCTGGCCCCCCCGGCCCCTAAATTTCCCGCGGGATTGCGCAAGGCGATCAGCTGAGTTCGCGGCTGACGTCATGGATTAAGTGTGAGAGTCGGCGAAGGACCCCCAAAGCAAATAAACCCCGCAACGAAACATCACAAAAAAATGTCACATTCATAAATTAATTCAAAAAGTTTTGTCACATTGTGAAAATAGTTTGCGTTCGTGGTTTAGATTGAACCCATCAACTAAAGGAGAGTAACCAATGAACAAACCCACACAAATCACACTGATAGAATTGGCGCTAATCACCTTCGGGATATCGCTTCTCTTTACGTCCTTCATGTTAGTGCTTGCACTGTTCTGGATAGACGCCCTATTCGCTGGACTGGCTGGCTTGTTATCGCTTGGCCTTGTCTACCTATTAAACCGATTCTAAAGGGGCGCCCAATGACAAAGCTAACGCCAATCGTACTTGCTGAATACCTAGTGATTATCCTCAGCGCGTTCCTAATCCTGTCGGCGCTCATGCTGGCTTTAAACTTCCTGTGGTTCGAGGCGACTATCGCAAGCGCCTGCGGAATCGTGGGCATCTTCTTCGTCGAATACGTCAACAAACTATAAGGGGTTACACAATGGAACAGATAAAATTTGGCATCACGTTTCGCATCACTGACTACTGTTACAGTGAGATTGATAACTTCAAAGAGTGCGCAGTCAACATCGACCCCCAAGAATTGCAGGATCGGTACGTATCATTTCTGGATACCTTCACCGGTAGCAAAAACACAATGGTAGACCCCGACGTTCTGGCGCTATTCATTGGCGACCTAGAGAACCGCGCAAGCATTGATTACCTCGAGGGTCACTGGGACGATGATCCCGACGTCATGGCTGGCGGGAAACGATTCTATCAACGGGCGAAGAAACTCCGCGCCCTTCACCCTGACTTATAAGGAGGGTTAAAAAATGCGGATACAAGTAGGCACATACACAAACGCAGATGACGGGCTAGAGGCTCGCATCTACTTCCACGGAGGCGGGCAAGCCTTCCCCTACACTGTCGAGCTTTGGGACACCGACGCGAAAGAAAAGGCGCTAGAAAAAAAGCTTAACAAGCTGGAGCGCGCGCAAGCGTTCGGGCGTGCATTCTGCGGAGAAAACTACAGCATCGAGGTTTAAAGCCTAGCCGATCGGGCACCTGCGGGTGTCCTTTCGGGTGCGCTTTGCACTATCAACGAACAAACAGAGAGAGACTCAACATGACTGCAATAGAAAAAACACAAGAACAACGCAACCTCGATCATGTGCGACAGATCGCCGATAATATCGAGAACGGCTTGGCAATGGAGGAGCATAACGACGGTTACGAACCCGACTACCCCGAGCAATTAATCAGCGGGTTTGATTACCTATCGGATGTTTACGACATCGAGTATATCGTGAACAGTGATGGCGAATTCAAAAGCGCCCGCATTCTTGTGGCGTTTGGCGGCCCCAATATCTGGATCGACTTTCAGACAAAATCGGTGGAGCTGTATTGGTGGGGTGATCGTGCGACGGCTTATTTCACAGACGACGCAATGGACGTCGAAGGCGCTCTGCGCGGGTTATGGGAGTGCCGATAATGAGTGATGAGCTATTCGGCTTTACTGTAATCGACCGCGACGGTGGCGAGATGTTTAGCTCCGAGCCTGAGTATGAGACAGGCAAAGAGGCCCAAACAGCCGGTGAACATTCGTTGTGCGACATGAACGGCGGCAGTCTAGAGATCTGGCTGTGGGATGACAGCCTTGAGGATGTAACCAAAACATGGGATGCGTAACGATGAATAGCGAGCTGGAATGGTGGTGCAGAGGCGAGGCCGGCGAGAAGGTGCTGGATAACATCGATCACTTTCTTTTAGGTCGCGATGATGAGATGGGTTTCGCTCAATGGGCTGTCGATTTTGGCATACCCTCGAGCGGCATCCTAAAAATAATCGCTATACATAAGAACAGCGACCCGTCTGAATTGACACATTTAATCAACTAAAGAGGATTTTTGTATGGAACAGCCTAATAATAGACACTCAAAGCTTTTCGGCAATGCCGGGGAGATTGCGAACGATGCCGAGATCATCGTGTTTCACGAGCAATTCGGAGACGCAGAACCAGTGTTGCGAATTCCGTTTTGGTTTGACAGGGAGGGGCTTGAGATGGGACCGCCCTTTGATGAGTTAGTTCACAAGGCGGCGAAGGCCCTTGAGGAAGCTTACGCATTTTGGCCCGAAGGCTACGTCCACATTCAAACGCGGATTAACCGCGATCATATCAACATGAGATAGGAGTAAGTCATGGACTTAACTACAGAGTACGTCAGCAAAGCATGCCCTGAATTGTTAGAGTCAGAGGTAAAGATCCTTATCGATAACCTGCTCGACCTGTACAGGCCGGACGAGATCTACCCGCAAGTAGTAAGGGCGACTGCAAAGAGTTTGTTTCCGTACGTTATTACGACGGAGCACGTTGTCGCTTATCTAGACGGGCGTGATCGAATTGTTAACGCTATCGAGTTCTTAAAGGCCGCACACAATCAGCTCGACAAGATACCTAGGCTGTCGGATAACTGCGGCACCCTGATGATCGAGATCAATTCGTGTGTTCACTACCTAACTGATGAGCTTCGAGAGCTGGAGGAAGACAGTGCAGAAAACAAATGACCGATACTACCCGGAGACTTTACTCCGGGTTTACTTTAATTACTGCGCTGCTAATGATGTGCGCCCGACGTTCGAGGACATGAACGATTTTATTGGCGAGATCCTTGGCAATAAACAGGTCAATGGCATACCTTCATACAGAACAATTGATGAGGTGTTTAACAATGGACAATAAAATTTACATCAAGGTCGAGGCGATAGTCCCTGATGATGCTGACAAATTTGAAGGCGCAGACATTGACGACTTCGATCGCGTTAACTGCGTAGCAAAACTATATGTAGACCCCGAAGAGATCGACGCACAATATATTGTGTTTAACACAAGCGACAGCAACGAGTTCTGGGGTCAGGTATTTGATGAGCCGACCGATGTGCTAATGAATGCCAGCTGTATGTGGCATGGAAGAAGCATCATTAATGCAGAGGATGTTTGCTGGGCACTTGAGGAGACGTTAGGATGAAAGAGTTACCGATTGATTCGTTAGAAGATTCAGTGCGACAGCTTCGCGAGATGACTGGGGCAATGAAAGCAGTCCCTACCATAACAAGCAGCGCGTGCGACTGGCACATGAACGACTACGTCGACATGATTAAGGCTGATTACCGGCGAGGCTGGGAGGATGCCATGATGGGCAATTCAAACCTTAACGCATCAATTCATTACAGCTATGGATACGATGACTGCAGGGAATGGAGGCTCAGCTATGACTGAGTTGTGGCAATGCATCGTTTGCCAGCAGTGGATGGAGTCCGGGTTTTTAGATGACGACCAAGTGTGCATTGATTGCGATGAGCTGCAGAACGATAGCAACCCAGATGAAAAACAAGAGTGGCAGGAGTTTGAGCCTTACTGTTAGACTGCAAGTGTCCAAGGCGACCTCTGTACTCCTCGCCTGTTGAGCCGGTTGGCAGCGTCCCGGTGGGCGGAATCGCTGCCCTACCTTGAGTGGCACGATACTTGCAAAGTGTTGGCACTTGACATAATCCCTCGCTATGACACCCTGTCTAACTATCAACCACCGGCGAATGATCCGCTGAGGAGTATGCTATGACTACAGAGTCCGAAGAGGCACTGATAAAAATCCGAACAGAGGAGGATGTTCTTGCGGCGCTGCTGTCTTATCTTCAGCTTCACTATGTGAAGGTGGCAAATACGGAGCAGCCGCAAATGAGCATTCCAATTGACCCCGTAGAGCTAACCCAAATCGTTGCTGTTCTTGCAAGAGCAAACACGATGCGGAGCATACGCCCATAGGGTTTCATTGGGGGAAGATATGAGTTTACTTAATTACTGTACAACTGAGCGTCAACGTCAAATTATTACTCTGCATGAGGAAGGGTTAGGCTATCAGAAGATCGGCGACAAAATTGGAGTTAGTAAGTGGGTCGCGCGTGACATCATAAAAAACATAAAGCGCAAAGCCGCCATTCAAGGTCACTCGCCCGATCACGACATGGTTCATACGGTGCCTGAGGGCTTCGTTCTGAGGGGCGTCTCGACCTACTACAACTCGGACGGAAACCCTGTTGCTCAATGGGTGAAAAGCCAGTCAGACAAAGAACGTCAGTTTCAAATGATGATCGAGCGCATCGAGGTAGCTTGCGAGGGCATCAAACCGTGGAAGCCAGTTAAAAAACCAAAGGCTGTAGAGGACGATCTACTTTCTTTGCTGGTCATCACGGATTTTCATCTCGGTTCTTACTGCTGGGGACAGGAGACTAGCGAGGATTACGACACGAACATGGCAAGAGATCTGTTTTTGTCTAGCATCAAAGAGATGGTCGACAGCACGCCAAAAAGCAAAATCGGGATGCTTTGTAACCTCGGTGATTTTTTGCACTGGGACGGACTCGAGCAGCTCACTCCGTCTGGTAAAAATCTTTTAGAAGGAGATTCGAGATACAGCCGCATTGTAGACATAGCCATGACCGTTATGGATGAAGCTGTCCGCATGATGCTAAAGAAGTACGAGAAGGTTGTATTCGTATGCGCTGAAGGTAATCACGACATTGCTGGATCTATCTGGCTTCGCAAGTTTATTCGCAAGCTGTATGTAAACGAGCCTCGCCTTGAGGTTATCGACAATGACTTCCCATACTACGCATACCGGCACGGCGAAACGATGCTTTGTTTCCATCATGGGCACAAAGCCAAGATGGGTAGCTTGCCGAAGGTGTTTGCCAGCGAGCCACGGTTTCGAGAGGACTGGGGGCGCTCGAAGATTGCGTATATCCATTCTGGTCACTACCATCATGAGCGACTACTGGAAGACGCTGGGGCTATTACAGAGCAGCACCCTACACTTGCCTCACGCGACTCATACGCGACTCGTCTCGGGCTAATGTCACAGAGAGGAGCCAAGGTCATCACGTACGACGCAACTGATGGCGAAGTAAGTCGTATCACTATCAGACCAAGAGCCTAGGTTGATTGATCCTCTTCAGATAAAGCATCCTCGATGGCGGCCCTTGTAGTAAAGGGCTTGCCTTTAGCATCGGTGAAATACTTAATGCCTTGAGCATTCAATACCTTAATTAACTTCGGTGAAGTATAGGCTTTGAAGATGTGGAACAGGTCGCGGTAGTATAGGTATTCAGTTTGTTCGTTCATTTCATTCTCCATTTAAAAAAAAGCCCTGCTATACAACACAGGGCAAGGCGTGGGAGCGCCATTCCTCACCAAGGAATATCATCATTCGGGACAGGATTTTGAGCTTGACGGGCTGGCTGGTCAGCACTTGGCTTCCACATATTGCGCTCTGCATACCACTTACCAGATCTGCCCTCTTTAACTTCGATGTTTAGCCATTCAATGCTAGGGTCAGCTTTCTTTTGAGCGGCAACCCAAGCACCAAACTCATCTAGCTTTAGAGACAGCTTTAGCTTTACAAAATCAGGCGCACCATCATCAGGTTGCTTTGCCATCATCCCATCTACAAACACTTTTTCTTGATCGTTCATACTTCTTCCTCTCTTTTGTATCCAAAACGCTCAGCCACATCGGCATGAAATAAATGATCTGGCGGAAAAACGCCCTTAAATTCTTTTCTGCCAAGAATTGGCTTAAAGATGTCCCAAAAGCTCCCTTTATATTGCTCCTCAAGATACGTCTTTAGTCTTTTGGCATCCTCAAATTTTGTATACATGCCATCCATCATTCCAGATCGTAAATCTACTAACAGGTAGCCATAGTCGTTGTTGCCATTTAAAGCCTGCGTAAGATCTTTATCTACAAAATCCCACTCATTATCCATTGTCTTCTCCCATTACTTTTCTTGCGGCGTTGAACTCATCGGATTTGAGTGCGGCACGTTCAGCCGTAGTAAATGCCCCACCCTTTGAAGGAGCCAGCCATAAGGCCGCCTTGTCTTCATTTGAAATCTCAGCCCACGCCTCAGCTACAGCCTCCCACGACTTTAGCTCGATGTGTTCTTTGATGAAGTAAATAGAGGCGGAGTTGTTTCTCCACGTTTCATTGTGTGCAATGAGTCTATTAATTTCTTCGATGGCAGGCTGGCTGTTCTGCTGGCTGATCGCGTTAGCCACCTCGTCAGCTGATGCTATCTCTGATCCGCCCATTCCGAAGAATGCTAAAGCCCTTCCTACTGCGCTGGTTTCTGCATTCTCAAGAGCTGAAGTGCGATTGATCTTGCTGGCCGACCTTACCTCTTCCGCATAGCCAGTAGAGATTACCTGACCTCCGGCGGCTATCGTTGCCTTGACAATAACCAAGGTGTCGTTAGCTTCAACAAGCTCAGTTTGAATAGCAAAGTCCGAGTGTTTCTCTCTGAACTCCTGAACACGCAAGGCTACAGTCTTATATTCCTTGCCATGAATCTTTACAGTGCCTGACATAACGCTCTCCTTTTTTGATTGAGCTGACAGTCTATAAAACTTTTACAAACTTTGCAAACCTTTTAATAAGTTTGTTGACAGAACAGGCAAAGTCATTCAGAGTTAAGAGCTTTCACCACAACAAATAAGGGGACAAAAATGCAAGACGACTGGGCAGACTACTGCGAGTCAGTAGGACAAAAACCCGCCTTTGTAATCAAAGAAGAACTCATCAACGAAGCCTTTCCGGGGAACCCGTACTACACAAAACAGAATGGATCGTCGTCACTCTCTAAGCTTATGGGTGTTGCAGTTAACAGCCGCATAGAAGAGCTTGAGGAGCGCCTAGCGCAAGAGCGAGACGTTATCCCCGGCATGATTACTACTGGAACCGTAACGCTCGTATACGCCCCCTCAGGAGCCGGTAAGACCGTATGGATTTTAGGCAATCTATTCCAGAGTATTCGGAATAACCTGATAAAAGGCTCTGACGTAATCTATTTTAACGAAGATGACGGAGCCAAAGGGGTGCTTCAGAAGGCCAAGATGGGCAACCGCCACGGTATAACAATGGTTACCCTGGCTAACTCACCAGATCCATCGCTTCGTACAACAACCGACGCCCTTCACCTGCTCAACGCGATCAGAGAAGAGGGCGAAGCTAACGGCAAGATTGTTATCTGCGATACCTTAAAGAAGTTTGCGCCGGTCCTGAACAAGGGTGACATGCGCGAAGTGCTTCACGTCTTCCGTGAGTTTGCCGCGGCAGGCGGCACCGTAATCCTGCTGGGTCACTGCAACAAACACCGAAGCATGGATGGTCGATTGATCTATGAAGGCGTAGGCGACCTTAAGGCTGACGTTGACAATATGTTTGGCCTTGATCCGCTCAACGATAAGTTTTCTTTCTATCAAGAGCTGTTAGTAATTAATGAAAAAGATCGCAGTCAGATTAGTTTTGAGGGTGGCTTTAAGTACAAGCAAACTAGCGCGACAGTGGGCTACGAAGAGTCAGTAGACTCCGTTCAGTTTATGAGCGGCGATGATATCAGCGAACTCAAAGACAAGCAGAAATCTCAGATCAACATTGGAAAGGCAATCAGTCGATACGAAGACGAGTATGTTCTGTTAAGTAGCGTTATGACAGAGGGCAGGCTCTACGCCCAAACAGAATTGTTTGACCTGCTACGCGATGATGATGTAAATCCGAACGGATGCACCAAGAAAACACTGCGCAACTGCATTGATTTGCTCAAAGGAAACAACTTAAAACTAGAGCGCAAAGGCACGCACGGGAAGAAATACTATCGCTGGGTGCCAATGTAATGCCCAGAATGCCCACAATGCCCGTAATGCCCGTGGTTTAGGGGGCCCCTGCACAGGGAAATAGACAACCCGCCCCCTTTTTCTGGGGCATAAGGGGCAAACCGGGCAAACTGGGCAAACTGGGCAAACTAAATCGGAGGACTTATGGATTCATCGCACCGCTGGCTTGTCGACACCAAAGACAAGATGAACTTTTTTATCGCTTTCATCACCACACAATTTGATGACGGCAAGAAAATCCTATATACAATCAAGGACACAACAAGGAGTGACAGACAAAACAACGCTATGCACTTGTGGTTTAGACAGATAGCTAAAGAGCTGAATGACGCAGGGTACTGGGTAAGGCATCCGTTCAGTGACAAGCTAGAGATACCGTTCACTGAGGTGCTGGTTAAGGAGACGCTCTACAAGCCTATTATAAAGGCCATGTACGACAAGAGCTCTACAGGCAAGCTAACCCCACAGGAGCTGTCTAACGCCGCTGAGGTGCTAGTTAGGTGGCTCTCAGAGAACAAGGAAGTATACGTCCCATTTCCTCAACAACTAAAGGATCAACTAAAGTGAGCAATAAACCTAGGAGTGTAGTACATGATGGCGATGTTACATGGCAAAAGATTGCCGATGAGATAGGGCTATCAAGACAGGGCGCTATGCACGTCTACAGGACAGCTATCCGTAAGCTAGAGAAAAACAAAAAACTTAAACAGTATTGGATAGATTTAATAGCAGAGGGAAGCACAACAAGATGAAACTAAAAAGAACGGCAGCCGATCACTGGTTTAGTAGATGCGTGAGAATGAGAAATGACTTTAAGTGTCAGGGATGTGGCGCACAGTACGAGTCGAATAGCACTGGCCTCCACTGTTCTCACTACTTTAGCCGCGCTAAGAAGGGCATACGGTACGATAAGATGAACGCCTTTGCTCACTGCTACGGGTGCCACCAGAAGTACGGCAGCAATCCTGACTACTTTGTTCGCCATTACATAGACACCTACGGCGAAGGTTCACTTGAGTTAGTTAGAGAAAAAGCTGAAGACATCATGCTAGGTAAACGCATGAACAAAGAGCAGAAGGAAATAGCTAAGCACTACAAAGAGGAAGCCGCCCGTATGGAAAATGACAGGGCGGCAGGAGTTGCCGGCTGGTTAGACTTTGTTAGTTGGGATTAGTCGTCTGTTAACAGTCGTTCGCCCGTAGACATTCGCAGGATTCTGTCGATGTTAGCAAGTCCAGGGGCGTAGGTTTGGGCGGTACGAAGTAGTGGCTCCATAGCGTCTGGCTCCCCCGCCATAGTCCTTTCGACCGCAGTCAGCAATCCTGTCCCGGTCCTGCTGATAGCCTGTAATGGGGCCGGGCTGATACTTACGGTCTGCCCGCCAAACTCTTTTGCCCTGAGGTTTACCGCGCCGCTACTGGCGTTAGATGCGAGCTGATTAAACGCTCCTGAAGCAATGCCTTCTGGAGTAAGAACATCCTCAATATCCTTGTTCTTGCTGAGATCCAGAGTTTTACGAGCATCATCCCAAACGCCAGCTACAACACCAAACAGCGCGACATACTTGCCAGTTTGAATCATCGCAGTTTTTGCGGCATCAGCACCCCCTTTTGTATTGATGCCCTTCTCTGCAACGGTAGCTAGGTTAAGCCCAACCTCTGTTCGGATGTTATTCATCTGCCGGTTCATGTACGACAGCATACTGTACATCATTCGGGCGTTTGGATTGTCGTTGTAGGCGCGAGGCATTGTACTGGCGCTAACAGGCTGCCATTTATTCATGGCCGCACCGGCAAAGTTCAGCACGTACCCAAGCTCATTTTTGTTTAGCGATCCGCCCTGCCTCATCTTTTGCAGGGCACTGACCGTGCTATCAAACTCAGACTGTGACAGCCCCCGCATTCCATCGTGCTTTTTTAGCTTTTCAATAGACTTATCGTCACCTTTCTTCGCAAGATTGATTGCGCGCTGAACAGCGGAGTTGGAGAGCATCTCCTGACCCATCCTGTTTACTTTCTCTACGCCAGAGACCCGATACAAGGCCTTGCCAAGAGCGTCTACGCCGCGGCCCACAAGCTGTGGTGCCTTGATGTAGTTAAAAACCTCTGCGGTCTTTGTTGTTTCTTTGCTAATCGTGTTGGCTACTTCGCCGTAAAAGTTAGTATCTAGCCCAAGCTGTTTGTTGGAAACCCATTTCTCCGGGCTTACTCCTGTGATCTTTGAGAGAGTAGGGAAGGTCTCGATAATCCCTCTTGGGACTGTTTGCGCCCAAGCCTTTACACCGTTCTGAAACACTGGAGCAGTAACACCCTCGATAATGTTCAGCACAGCGTTCATCGGGTTAGCCAGCAACGCAGTAGATACCGCCCTTCTTGATACGGCACCAACTGCATCGCCGCCCATCTTAGAAGTAATCAGCGTGGATCGAAGAGCATCCTGCAAGTTACTGCGAATAGCCTTGGCGTTGCCTGCCTTTCCTAGTTCTTTCTTTGCGGCCTTATCAATTTTCTTAAAGATAATATCAATTCGGCTTCTTGGGTTGTTTAGGTCTTCCTCGATGTCTAGCTTATTCAGATCAATGTTGAATCGTTTAGCCACCGCTCTTGATGTAGCAACATCTTTTGCGTACTGCTTGAGAGACTCAACAGGATTAGCGTAATCGTTAACGCCAAACGCCTTCTTGTCTTTGCCTGTGGCGATTGTTGGCATGTAGTCTCCGTCAGGAAACTTAACGATATCAAGATCCTGAAGAACCTTTACCTGATCTCGCATTAACTGAACGGCCTGCTTTTCTTCGGCCGTTCTTGCTACTGCCATTGCTTGATCCCAAGAGACGGCCTTATCCTCAAAGCTTCTGTTTATCTGAAGTAGCATCTTCTTTAGTGCTGGGTTTTCATCAAAGACCTTTGCGGCACCAGCAAAAGTGTCGTTATATATATTGTCGATCTCATTAAGTTCATGGCGAACCATAATCTCAGAGTCTTCAATAAGCCGAGCGGCTCTAGCCCCTACGTTTTTGGCCGTCCACTCTTTAGTTCCTAAGAGTATATTGCCTATCGTCCTTGAGGCTTTGCCCATGCTGTCTTTAACGCCAT